TCATAAAGCGTGCGACGATCCAAGGCGAAATATCCATGGTGCGGTACACCAACTCTGACTTCTCTTTCTCCCAGATCAGGTGGTAGCAGTAAATGTCCTCAGACACGTTAAAGACAGTCGCCTCGAGTAGATCAATCTCTTCTTCTGGCTTCTCCTCAATGATCCGCTGCAAGCGCTCAGGTATCTGTGCGTCTGGCCACTGACGGGTGATCGCCTCTGCGCGCAAGCGCATCTTGCGATAGACGTTATCAACCGTGCCGTGTGGACCTTCTTCAAGAGAAACAAGATATTGCGGCACAGGGGTGAAGCGCACGGGTGCGTCTTCATCACCTGGCTGAATCAACATGACGGCAGTACCGACACACAGATCAAGCAAGAACTCAGACATCGCCAAATCAAAATTTGTCTGACGCACTACGTCAAACATCTTCTCTGTGTAGATCTCTAGCGCTTCTCGTATTTCAGGCTGCCGATCCTTTGGTATTTCATTGCCTGGCTGCAAAGTGCACCATGCTCTGTATGGAGGGAACAGCGCAGATTGAATGCGATTCGCAAAACGCTGCGTAGAGTTAATTGCTGTGGCATCAAAGACGCGAGCCATCTTGTTTTGGCCAGGCGTCTTGCCTTCGTAGTAACCTTCATACAAATTCCTTTGAGGCAGCGCAAACTCATAGCACTCCTCATAAATCGTGCGCCACTCTTCCTTTCGGGCGTCAGCCTTGTCACGACGCTTCAAGATTTCTTGAGGAGATATGCGTGCCATATCAGTATTCCTTTTTGTTTGCACCCTGCTTCATAGCAGACTTCTTAGCAGACATTTCTGCGGCGCCTTTCTTCTTGCCATACTTCTGCTTCATCGCAGACTTCATTTTTTTACCGCTTTCGTTCATAGGCATTACGCGTTCTCCTTGTGTTTGTTAGCAAAGGCACGCGCCTCTGCAGGTGATGAGAAGCCCCAGCGCTTGAGCGCCATGGCATATCGTGTTGGGCTACCGTCTTCATTTTTCATCTTGGCATCCATACCAGCAAACCGAGCAGCAAAAGATACGCGACGCGGGTTCGTACCACTTCTAACAGGGCGTCGTAGATTGCCACCTTCCTTCGCCTCAAAGTGACGACGCCCTGCTTCAGTCAGGCCGCCCTTCTCGCTCTTGTGCTCTTTACGCATTACGGAACCTCCGAGTCTTTTTGGCTATGCCCTCCGGCTGGGGGACAGATGAACCAACCCCACCACCTTGACGCTTTGCGCGGGTTGTCGCCGCATATTCCTGTGGAGACAAGGCTTTGATAGCTTTCTCCGGCAGGTAACGCTCGCCTGTCTCGCTGGACGGCTTGCCGCTTTTTGTGCGCCACTTCTGTTGCCCCCACTTGAGTAAAGACTTTTGAGGTTTCTTCACGACGTATAACCACCGCCCTTTGCTTTGTACTTTTTGGCCAGCAGCTGCGCTTTACGCGCAGACCACTTACCAGCTGGCGTGCCTTGCGTATTGCTGCCCTTGATCTGCTCAAACAGGCGCTTGCGCATACCAGGCTTGTCGTAGTTGCCGGCCTCGTTGACCCGACTTTCAGACATTAGTTACCGCCGCCGAGCTTCGTAGACAAACCGGTCTGCGACTCTTCACGCGACGGCGACAGCAGTGATCTCATGCCGCCACGACGGCGTGCACGAATCGCTGACGTATCTTGACGCTCGCGCTTTGTTGGCTTCTCTGGTTCTGGCTCTGGTGTTGGCTCAGGCTTTGGTTGTGGTGCTGGCTTACTGCCGCCTCCGAATCCCATTACGATCCTCCTCCGAGTTTAGTTGACAGTCCCTTCCTGGCGTCCTCACGCTCTGGAGACAATAATGACCGGACGCCGCCTGAGCGACGCGCTGCAATCTGAGCTGCTAAACGACGCTGCTCTTCTGCCTCTTGGCGATTTGTTCTCGCCTCCTGCTTTTCTTGCAAAGCCTCTTGCTTGCTTGTGTCCGGCGCTGGGGGCGACCCGCCACCAAATAATCCACCCATCAATACGTCCTCGCGTACATGTAGTAATCCGCGCCTTCGGGACCATATTTGGCCATGACGCCCTCACGTTTGAATTTCAAAAACTCAGCCCACTGGACCGCAGTTTCGTGCTCGACATTTACCACAATCTGCAACCGCAGTAAACCAAGTTTGGGTGGGATCTTATCAAAGAAACGTCTAGCGCCGCGACTTAAAAGTGCGCCATGCCTCAAAGATACTTCACCAGGCACAATCCATGCCTCGTAGTTTGTTGGCCACTTGTACTCAAAGCCCATAACCAATGCCGGCTCATGTTTGTAAAACAGTGTCCAAGCACAACGATTTGCACGCAGCATCTCAAGTCGCTGCTGAATATCAGGCAACGCATCAAACACCTTGCGATCCTGGTCGTTGGTTACGACTCGATCCATGTGGGATAGATGAAACGGCAACACAACCAAGCCAGCCATCCCAATTGCACCCTGTATTTCTGACGATGTAATTACCATATTGAGAAGTCCGTCTTTGCTTGAAACTGACCACCCCGTGCTCCGGCTGCACCGTACCGACCGCCGTAGCCGCGGGTCATTGCTCTGTGCTCTCCACCACCGAGCAGTAGATAGCCAAATGCATCGCCAACGTGTGAGTGCTCATTCTTGTTCGGCGCATCGCGGAATCGCTCAGTACCACCGCCAATCGACACGCGCTTGAAGTGATAGCCACCGGCCAATGACTTGCGCAATCGATGACAATCCTTGTGCACCTGCAGCCCAGGCTTTCGATCAATAAACCGGTTCATGGGCATGGCTCCCGCTTCACGGCGCACCTGAAAGTCGTTGCTGGCCGTAGGCCGAGCATTGAGCCCAATGGTGCGCAGGTGATCGAATGCAGTCACCTCAAAGATCTCGTCGCGCTTGGAGCCGGCCGGATCACCCCAGACCAATATATCGTTTTTGCTATAATGCACATTGATCTCATTCAGCAGGATCAGACCGAATCGCTCAAGCCCCATGTCGTCTGTGACGATCTCTTTTAAGATATTCCATGTGCCTGCAGCTGTGCGCTGACCAATAACCGCCGCGGGTGTCAAACCAAAGTCGAGACCGATATGTATCGGCAGCGTCGGATCAATCTGTATGTCGTCGGCTGACATCACAGAGTCGTCGTACTCTGGCCATACAGGGCGACCCTCCTGCACATACACATATTCGCCGCCGGCATAGCAGCGAATCCAATCCAGATTCTTGCCACCGAGTTGCTGATCGTAATAGCCAGGTGGCAGGTTGTTGATGTTCTCTGCCTTCGGGTTGACCTTCCAAAACTTGTTAGCCGCGGGTATGGCTTCCGACTCAGAGCTCGGCACCTCGATGACGCCGCCTGGCTGCTTGAAGAACTCCCACTTGTACTTGCCTTTGACCGGCTCTTTCTCAGATAGCCGATACCACCAGTGGTCATCATCCATCGGGTTGGTGTCCATCCAGATACCGCGCCATGGGCAACCGCCGTTGCCTTTGGTTGGATAACGGCCGACTCGATGGGTCAGGCCCTGTACGACAGCCAATGGCAGCTCTCTGGCCTCATTGACCCATGCACCGGTCAGCTCCAATGACAGCAGCTTCCGCACATCCTTGGGCTGATCGAGCGCCATGAAGATCACCTCACAGTCCACGCCTGCGGCGTCGCCGCGAGCAGGGAGCTTGATGTGGTGCGAGATGGGTGGAGACCAGCGCATCGGCCCCCAGACGTTTTCAGGGAACAGCTCAAGCCATGTCTTGATGGTTGTGGTGCGCAGCTCAGGATAGCTGTTCCGCACAATCACAAACCGGCTGTACCTGATGCCGTCCTTCGGCGATGGTGGCTGCTTGACGGCGCGTAACATGATCTCAGCTGCACAGCCGTAGGACTTGCCCGAACCAACCGGACCCATGAGTCCTCGCACAAATGAGTCGTCATGTAAAAATTGCCAGGTTGTCGGCGCGCCAGAAAAATCTAGGTTAAGACTTCCGAGCGCCTCGTCAGAAGAGATCTGCTTGTTCGTCGTCGCCCTTCGGCGTCGGGTCGATCTCTGGCTCTGATCCGTCGCTTGCTTCGCTCTCGCCATCTTCTAATACCTCATAGGTTGTAACTTCTGGGCCTTTCAGGTTGATGCCCAGGATACTTGGACGACTGTCTGAGTCGCTGTTTGGTTCATGCAGCC